AATACCAAGTAGAAGCAGATACGGTCCCAGTATCTATCGCATTTGCTCCAGTGGTGGACATTGACAAGGTTAGACTTATGCTTGCCTGAGTATATGGGCAATAATCTGCGGCGATTGTGGCGGCGGTGTTAGATGTTACGGTTGAGACTACATTGCGAAAATCATTGAAATTGAAGTCGCTTGATGTTGCTATACGTTTCCATGCTGACCATGTTCCAGCATTGCATCTGCGTTCAAATGAGTTAAACGCCGCCGTTCCATATCCTGTTGCTCTTTGATATACATAGGTGTCTTGATAACGAATAACTATAACATAATACCATGTAGTACTTCCACTTGTAGGAGCATTTGTTAGGTTATTGCCAACAAAGAACCCTGTAGTTAGGTAGTTATTCCAGTCACTTGTTGCTGTTGCTGCCGCTGTGCCAAGGCCATATCCGCTAGGTGCAGCCCCTAAATTAGTCCTGGCTGCTGCCGCTGTGGTTGCTCCCGTGCCGCCTGATGCTACAGGTATAGGCAACGATATACTTGCTGCGCTTGCTTCCGCTTCTGCGGCTTTAGTGGTGGCAATCACGGCTTGTTCTGTAGCTGTCGTTGCTTTTGTAGTTGATGTAGCTGCGGCATTAGTAGCAATTGTGGCTTGTTCTGTTGCTGTTGTGGCGCTACCAGCTGCCGCCGACGCATATGTTCCTGCCGCCTCGGTTGCCGCCTCAATAATATCGTTTACTGACGTTGCGGTGCTAGAAGACGAAATATCATATTTTATGCACCTGCTTAATACTTCTGTCTGTTGCTGGTCAATCATGGTAAGCTTGTCAAATACTTCTTCATGTGTTTCAGCGTAAAAAGCACCTTGATTTTCTAAATCTACCTCTTGAGTTAATGGCACCTCCCTTGATAAAGTTAATTGATAGTCACTTCCATATCCTGACGCTGCGGAATAAGTTACTGTTAATGCGTCTGTGTCTACCGTAAACCCTGATGTTATCTCTGTAGTGCTGGATACTGTGCCGGAATTGTCGGTAAGATAAAGATGAATGTCGCTGCCGTCATCGGTTGAAATAGCAAAGGTGTAACTAAATACTGTGGTTGAACTGTTTAAGGTATAGACATTCTTTGTTACGGTATTTGATACGGTCATGTAAGCCCTCCTTTCAATATAAAAAGAGAGCAGCATTTGCCACTCTCTAATTGATTGATTAATTACTTTTTAAGCATTTCTAATAACTTTTGTCGCCCCCTCTCGTTGTATCGAAATCCTTCAATCTGTTTTTTGCTATGCGAGGCTTGATCGAGGACTATAATACCGTATTCATCAGTTTTAATTCCTTCCTTATTAGCTATCCTTCCAACTATATTGGATGATACACCAGTTTCCTTTGCAATATCACTAGCAGTATACATTTTTTCAATCTTAGGCCGTGGTATGGTGTTTTTGCCAACAATCATTTCTAAGGCATTATATTTTATCAACTCAGCGGCAACAGGAGAAAGCTTATATTTACTTGCCGCCATAATAAGGAACTCAGCGTTTTTCCGGTTGGCATTAAGCAAACGGGCTTGGGCGTTCTTGGTTCTGGCTTCGACGAGTGCCGGGTCAACTTGCTTAAAGGCTTTAATTGTGCCTTTGCGAAGTGCTTTAAGTATCTGCCGGACTTTTGCGCGGAACTCTCTTGCACGATCAGTACCGGCTAACATAGCCGCTTGTTTATTTACCTAAACGTAGATATTAGTTGTTGTAATTTTTCTCTTTGTTCCTTGTTCATCGACTGCGGGTTGTTTAGTTTACTTTGTATCTTTTTAGCAACATCGTTCCTAACGGTGTCCTTCTGTTCCTGTGGAAGGTTATTGTAATACTCAATAGCCTTTTCAACATCAAGTTGATTTACCTTAAGTTGGTCTTTATTCATTCTGGATTGTTCCATAATCTCTTTATATTTATTCGGGCTTATCTCTCCTGATTGTAAAGCATTCTGCAGGCTTAAAGTATTGCCATCTTTTAAATCAGCAATTATTTGATTCTTTAATCCTTTTTCTCCTTCTCGTTCGTTTCCAACACGTTTGAATACGTCTGCTACTTCCGGCTTAACTCCATTAGCGGCATAGTCATATAAATTCCAGAACCAAGCGTTAAACTGATCAGGATATCCTATTGTATAAGCGGCAGTTTTAGTTATAGCCTCCGCAACGTCTTGTTTAGTCGCTTTTGGACTTGCTACCTTTTTAGCTATAGTGGTTGCCGCTTCTATCCCTGATAAAACAAGCGGTGTTCTGTTGGAATATGCTTTTATACCCATCATATAATCCAAGGCCAATGGAGCAAAATCTCTGACCACCGGAAACATTTGCAAAGGCGAGGTTACTATTTCCTTTGCCCAATATTTCTTTGCATCTTCGTTTTCTCCCGGCCCCTTACCGGATATAATGTCGCTTAATACAGGGAATATAACAAATTGGGCAGCTAAATAACCCGCAAACCTAGGCGAACCAGTTAAAGGGTTTTTCTGCAACATCCCTTTTTCTTGAATAAACCTATTGTGCATAGTATTAAAGAATCCATAAAATGAGTTTAAAATGCTAGTTGTTCCGTTTTTGCTTCTCATAAACAACGACAAGTCTTGCGTTCTTCCTGAACCATTAACACTTTTTATTAACGTATCAGCATAATATACGGCTTGTTTTTGATCTCCGGTTCTGGCAAACTCTTTTTTGAATGCTTGTTTCCACATTGGGATTGCTATTAAATCATCGGTATATGTCATTAAGCCGGAAAGAAATTCTCTGACGTTTCCAGTAATACCGTTTTTCTTAAATATTTCTTCTTGCGCTCTGATTATTGCATAGTCAGGGCTTTGTTGTCTGTCTCTCATGAACGGCGACAATTTATAAACTTCATCACGAATTTTTAACGCCGCTGGGTAATAGGTCAACGCTTTCGATGTATAGTTGCATAACCCTTCTTTCATTAGCCCCATCATAGCGTCACCGTATCCAAAATCTTTAATAGCTTTAGGATATAGCGCAATGTTAGCAAGATTTTGTACTAGTACCGAAAGTCTTCCTAATACCGCCGCCGAACCTGCTTTCCTTTTCGCTATGTTCATTACTTTATCATAGGCAGACATGCCAACATTTTTATATGCCTCTCCGTTTGCTACATTGACAACGTAGTCGCTTATTGCTTTTAATCCTTCCGGCCCTAGTTTTATCCTAACTGCATTTTGGAAATCCTCGTCTTTTATCATTCTGCGAAAGTCTGCAATCAAGTCCCTAAAATATAAGTCGTGTACTACTTCGGTAACGTGCCGATTTATAACCGATAAATCTAAATCTACGGCGTAATCTTTTCCGGTACGCTGCCTAGTATAACCATTTTTCGTAACGGATTTAGCACCACCATTATACTCGTTATATATCGGCCCTTGCACGTCTGCCAATTGTGCCGACTGCAATGTACTTTCTGGGTCTTGGCGTAAAGGATAATACCCTCCATCCATATTAACAGTCTTGCCGTCCTTTGTTGTCACGGTATAAGGAGAAGCCTCCACTTTATCTGGCGCGAACCCGCTGCTTTCTTCATTAAACTTCGCAACATCCGGCCATAACGAATTAATTGTATCGGTTATTTTTTGAACCGCTTTCCATTGCTTTTCAGTAAGATTATTTTGCAGTAAAGATAGAATTGTTGGTTCATCCCATTTTTTAGCATCGGCAAAAGTTAACGGCCTTGTTTTTACTATCTTCGCACGATTACCTTCGTTCCCATAGTTCAGGGCTATGGCCATTAAGTCTTTATCAGAACATGAAACGCCTACCTCCTCTCTGAATAAATTCCTATCCATCTTCTTTAGTTCATCTGCACCAAATTCTCCATGAAATATTTCTTTCAGTTTTGTACTAATTTCATTCATTCTAATACTTTCGAGATTGGCCCTTTCGTGTGCCGATCTAATAAAGAATTTTTCAAATGCACCGAAAGTTTCCCACCCTTGCATTTTACGGACAATAGTGTCTATTGTTTCAAGTTCGTAAGCAAGCCCATTCATTCCACGTTTAGCCTGTTCGATAGAGGTTTTTCTTTTTGGCTTATAGGAGTCTTTAACATTTGAGTTAAGTTCTTTCAGCATATCTCCTTTTATTTCGGACATTAAACGGCCCTTTTCGGCAGCTATAGAACGCTTCTCATTGCTTGCTACCTTTTTAATGTTTCTGATAGCGTCTGTTACATCTTTTAATTCCCAACGTGTCAATTCATCATAGGGCTTTTTAATCGATTCATCCAATAACCAATCAGCTATATTAACATTACTCAACTCATTATTCATCCGGTCAGACCATTGATTTAATGTTTCGGTTTTACCTTTAGCGTCATAGTCATTACGGTCAAACCCGAAACGGTCGAGTAAAGATGCGGCTTGGTTAAAATGTTCTTGCGTCTTAAATATTTCTAACTTTTGGCCCTTAACATCTTTCAAATACTTCTCTTGCTTTTTAAAAAACTTGTAATAGTCCATTGCTTCGATTGTTTTAAGATGGTTTACTAATTCGGTCTCCTTCCATTGGGCCGCTTCTTCATATAATCCTTTTCTATATGCCCTTTCTGACGCTCTGGCGGCCTTTTGCGCTATATTGGCATATTGTTTATAGTTAATAGCCTCTTTCAGTGTTTTACCAAGGAATTCATACTTCACATACTTTTTAGCCGCCGCTATGGAAATATCCGCTTTTCTGGCTAATTGTTGACTTACGTTTTCAGCTTTTAGCCACTCTTTAGCCGATTGCCATTCCGCTTTATTGGCCTTGCGGTCTTCTTTAGATTGCTGCTTTTCTTCTGCTTTACGCTGTTTATCGGCTTCTACCGAATCTTTTTTAAAAGCGTCTAATTCTTCTTTATGGTGCTTTTTAAGGTCGGAAAGTTCGGATTTAAGGGCTTTAACTTGTTCGTCATTTTTAGCTTTTTCCATTTTAAGCACTAAGTCTTTTTCTGCATCGGCCCACCGCTTGCTGATTTCAGCTTCTTTTCTAGCCCTTGCCGCTTCGGTATGCTCTCCCCGGCCCATTCCACGGAGGGTTTCCGCTTCAATAGCCGCCGCCTTTGCTGTTCCGGTGTTAGACTTTTCTTTTACCTTTATATCTTCCCGGTTATCGAGATTTTCCTTTTTGAATTTAGTTGTGGCCTTTTCTAACTCTGTTTTTGCTTTTTCTGCTTTAGAGCCATTCTTAATAATTTCCTTGGCAAGGTGATCACCAGAAGAAAAACCATGTTCTTCTGCTATAGCGTCAACGGTAGCCATTTGCGAATCATCCAATTTATCAGCGAGGTATTTACTGGCAACTTCTTTAGCGTCCTTAACATCTTTGCCAAACAACTGCAAATTAAAATCAAGCCTGTCAGACGCTTGATATAGCGGCGATTCGTTTAATTTTTCGTCTATTATTTTTCTGGCTTCTTCAAGATGTGAATTTAGTTTACTTTGAAAGTCAGGGCTAGCTTCTATTCTTTGCCGATCACGGGCTATTTTATCGGAAACCGCTTGCGATTCTCCCCTTGCCGCTGAGTATTCCGGTGTTTCATTAAGCCCTATTTCTTCATGGTACGGACTTTCTACTTCCGTTGATTCTTCCGGTACGCGAGAATCGGCTTCCCTTATGCGTTGCTCGTCTTCGCCAATCGGCCTAGTGTACTCTAACCCTTCTGCGTTAGCTTGTGGGGCGTTTTCTTCTTCCTCTGGTATGTTTACATTAGAATCAGCATTTTCTTCTTCTACAGGACGTTCTACAGAGCCTGTTTTTCCTACTGCGCTTGCCCCTTTAACTTCTCCCTGAAAATCAGCCAAGTGCAAATGTTTCCCTGTGCCAGCATCGTGATAAAGCACTTCACCCCATCCAGCGGCCTTTGCCTTTTCTAATATTTGATTGGCTACATCGTCTGAAATATCACCAACGTATAAATCAATAGCGTCACCAGTCAAGTGATGAGAATGTTCCGCGCCGCCTACAGCCCGATTGTTTTCTTCTGATCGTCTGCCAGATGTTATTTCGGCATTTATACCATAGTCATTTTGGAGTGTTTGCCCAAACTCGTTAGCTGCTTCTTTGACAACGGGTTTAACTCCGGCGTAGTCTTCCACATCAGCGGCAACAGGAAGTTGTGTAGCAGGTTGTGAAACTTGCTCTTGCTCGCCTTTAGGTTGTTTACGCCATTCTCCAAAACCATCTACAATATTTCTTACTTTTGGTGTAAGCGGTGCTTCAAGTTTAATTGTTTCTCCTTTTGCAACTTCACCCTTTAGGCCACCTTTACCAGTTGCCGCCTTTACTCCTGCGTATGCTCCTAGAATCGGGGCGGCTACGTTAACACCACCCATAATTAGATTAGTTAATTCAGCTGCTGGGTTTTGTTGCATCTTTTTACCAAGTTCGGGGTCGGTAACAGTTTGTAGTAATGGGTCAAGCCATACGCTTTTAACCCCTAATCCTAACGAAGTAGCAGCCCCTTTATCGGCGTTTTCCTGCGCTCCTTTATAAGCACCTTCGCCTGTTTGTAACCCAAACGCAGCGGCGGCAATCGGAGGAGCTACCGCTGCGCCAACACCCATCATTCCAGGGTATAAGGTTTCGTTTCTAAAATTAGAACTGGCTTTACTAAGCAATGCTTGTGCTTGGTCAACATCTTCCTGGGTATATCCTGGTTTCGGCGCGTACTTTCCGGTAGCCCCATCATATTCAGCTACCGTGTCAAATCTATTTTGTTCACGGGCCATTTCTTGATAACCTTGTACCGCACCAACGCCATAGTTATACAGGCTGCTTCCTACGCCCTCTACAACCTTTGCCTCCGCTCGTACCCCTTGCCGATTTGATTCGGCGTACATTTCGTTCATGTTTTGAAGGGTGTCTTTTATCCCCGCTAATGTCGGGTGATCTTTATGAAATTTCCAATCTTTAAAACCATCAACGAAGTCGCCAAAGCCATCTATAAGCTTTTCATCGTCGCTTTTTACGTCCGGTGTTATCGCATCTTCCGCGTAATCCGAAACCGACTGTGCCGCGTTACTCGCGTAGTTATACATTTGCTCGTTACTGGCGTGTTGGGCTTCATCGGCTTTTTGCTTGTTTTGCGTGTAGGTATCCCACAAATCAGAAAAAAATCCCATTACTGGCCTCCAAATTTATGCGTCATATAGGCGTAAACATCATCATCTGATGCATCAGGAAACTTTGCTTTTATCGCCCTGAACAGCCTATTATATTCATCGGCTTGCGGATTAGGTGCTTGTTGTTGCTGTTGCTGTTCTTGTGTGCCTCCGTCAGGCCCAAAGTATTTTTTTAGCCTTATTGATGCTAAGTTATATTTTATTTGGCCTTGGGGAGTAATTTCTTTAGCGTCTATGTCGCCTCTTTTTAATCCAGCAATTATTTCATAATACGCTTGCATGGTTTCTGTGTCTCTATCCAGTCCACCATTAGATTCATAATCAGAACGCCACTTATCATCCTTACTGGCAGTTCCTTTAGCTATCCGCCTATCTCTACCTGCGATCTTATCTATGTGATTTTGGATAGTGATTCTCTGGCTTGATAAAAGATTAGTTGCATTATCTAAAATTGATTGCATATTAGCAACGTTTCCAGAACTAAGAACTTGCCTAAATGTGGTTTCATAGTATTTATCGCTTGCCTGTTTCTGGAATTTTTGTTGATCTCCATAAAACTGCTTTAGATTATTCAAATAAATAGGAAGGTCAGGGCTTTCCCCTTTTACTTGCATAATCTCATCGTAGGCCCCTTTTTCATTGTCTATCCCATACTTATTAAACAGAGCCTGTGTTGTGCTGACAGCATCCTGCCTAATAAGTGCCGGACGAAGTTTTGCTTCTATGTCAGAATACGTGTTAGCGTCTAACTTATCTCCGTAATAAGTAACTAAGTCTTTAGCTGCTCCAATATTACCGTCAGTTATGAGATTAAGCGCCGTATCTTTTAATGAACCGTTTATTCTTTTCTGTACGTTGGTATTTATCTCTGCGTCAGTAAGCCCGATTCGCTTGCCGTACATTATTTCATTAGCAACCATATCCCGAATGTTTTGATTCGCGGCTAACTGAAATTGGTTTTTAAGGTCTGCGTCTTGTTGCTGTGAGGCCATCATCATATTAGTAGAAAATCCGTTTGTTAATGTGGTGTTAGCCGAGTCGTAACTTTCTTTCCAGGCTACTCCCTGCTGCTTGTTCTGGTATTTAGCGGTAGCGTTCATTGTCGGTATGTTGGAATCGGCTATCCTTCGCGCAAACAGTTGTTTTTGCCTATCATTAAGGCCCTTTCCAGTTTCGATTGCTATCTTTTGCAAGCCGGAATCAGTTGCCTTTAAAACTCCTGGTACTTCATTGCCTTGATCGTCCTTACCGTCAAGTGCATTTATACCATTTCTGCTAAACTGACCGTTTTCTCCGTATAAAAAACTAATCTTTTGCTTCTCATATTCAGTAAGTGCATTAGTTACACTAAGTTCATCGTCTTTATCTTGTTGCTGTTTAATAGCCCCAGCTAAACCACCAAGTTCCCCGGCAAGGTTTTGTTGCGCTTGTGCCATTCCTCCATTCTCCACCGGGGTATATTGCATCCTTGTTGTAGGTGCATTTTGTGTTACTTGAGAAAAATACCTTGGTACTTGCGGCACTTATATCACCTCTATTTAAGTTTATAGTAACTTGTCACACCGCCAAGCAACGAAGAAAACGCATTTAATTTCCCTGCATTTTTAGCATTAGCAGCGGAAGCCCTTAACGAACTAGCTTGACTTCTATAATTAGTAGCGTCATTTTCCATAGAGTTAACTGTATTGGCGGTATTACGTTTAGTTTGCAGCACATCCATAAGGTTTTCATAGTTAGTGCTTTTAATAACATCGGCCGCACTACCGGATGCCGTATCAATATTGCTTGCCCCAAACGTAGCGGTTTGGGTTCCCATCGTTTGTTTTCCTTGCTGACGTATTTGTCTAGCCTGTTGCGCTCCTGCTCTGGCTGCATAACCGGCTTGATTTTCTGATAAGGCCGCGTTTTGCTCTGCTACCTTTGCCGCGGCTTCATATTGTGCCGCCTGTGCATTAGCCTGTTGTGTACTGGAATAGGCTCCCAGAACAGAAGAAGCTGCCGATAATTCTGCTACGCACATTATTACACCGCCTTTCTATATTTCTTCGTAAACTTTCGTATTGGATAATCATTAATCAACTCCACCGGCCCAATAGAAAACCCCAACCATGTTAGCCACTTTAAAATAAAAGTGTTGGTTGAGGCGGTATAATTTTCAAGCCTACCATATTTTCTTAATAGTTTATCAACAACAACCTTACTTGCGCTGAAAAAACTCTTTGGTAAACTATCTAAATCTCTGATAAATATCATCCATAGCGTACTAGGGAACACCATTCCGTATATGCAAACTATATTTCCGTCAACATCAGAAATCCAAGCCTCTGTGCTGTCTTTAAACGAGTTTTTTAACGCTTCTTTACCGCTTACACCTAAAAGCGTGTAAATCTCCTCTACGTCCTCTGTACGCATTTTGGCCGCTATATACTCCACATCGTCCATATTCGCTCGTCTTATATTAACCATCTAGCTGCACCTCCGATATAATTGCCAGCACAGTAATAGGCAAAGGGTCTGTACTTCTAATACAGACCCTTCCTTTTATTCCTGAACCTGAAATTGTCGGCATATCCTTATCTCCAGTAAATAACGCTACCGGGTCGCCATAAGCTTCGTTTGACCTCATTTTAATTTCATATAATTTGTTAAAAGTTGTCCCTGCCCAAGCCCCTCTAGACTGCTCAAACCGAATCGTTGCTTTACTTATCCTCTTATTTCTACTTTGTATCGTTCCGTCTTTAGCCTGAAATTCGACGTTCATAGTCTCTAAGTCGCACGTATACGGTAATCCTATGTGTACTACTTTAGCTGAATGGTCAAGCGTCACTGAACCACCGGACACCGTTTTAGCCGGATGAACGTTACCATCAGCCAATATGGACACTGTTTTACCTTCCAAATGGTCAAGCCCGGTAAAGGTAGTTGCAGCTGTATCAGAAGTATAAGTAAGTCCACAATCAACAAAATATTGATCTTCCGGTTGATATATTACAACATATTCTCCATCGTCATTAGTGGAGTAAGTGGCATCCGTAGTGCGTGGTGCCATATACTCAATATACCTTTTTGTTTCTCCGTCTATAGTTCTATTGACAACAAACCAAACTTGATCGTATCCGTCACCGGGAATTACACATACGCTTTCAAACGTGCCGTCAGTTTCATGTCGGTGCCAGCCTGCCACTTGTTGATCTGCTAAATAGGTTAATCCTAATAGCATACCATCGCTGCCAACGCACCACACTATACTATTAGGGTCTTGTGCATAAGCCCATTCGGTAATTGTCCGATTCTCAAACAAATGTCCAGCATATAACGTAATATATGTAGCTTCATATGAGTATGACTGTATACTGTACCCCATGTCAAAAACGCTTGAACCTTTAGCTCCTGCGAATAATATATGGTTTCCTATAATAACCGGATTCAGCGAAGACGCTCCGTAAAACCCTTGTGCATTTGCGCTTTGATTTGAAGGTGTCCATGCTGAATCGCCGCCGCTTCCTATAACCCAATACCCTCCGGCAGTTAATCCTACAATCTGAGACAGACCTTTCAGTGACTTTATAGCATTTACTTTTTCCGACACTAGAGGGGTTGTAATAGCGTCATCGTCTTCGACTGTAAACGATACACCAAAATTAACATAGTCTCCAGTTGTAGACCCCCATAATGTTTGAGGTTCATAAGAGGTACTAGCAAATACCAATCTATTTTGATAGAAAATAACCGTTGAAGGATATCCTCTAACATCAGACCATGCCCCATAATACCATAAATCTGTCGAATCAGTGCTGCCAATCGCTTGCTTAACCGTTGCTGTTGCCACTGTTCCACTGGTAACGGCGGTAATTTCAACTATTCCGGTTGCCGTATATGGTTCTATTGTTAAATCATAATAACATGTACCGCTTGAAACACTATACAGTTTAAGGCGCAACATGACCATTTCGTCTTCTTCTGTATCGCTGTCTGATATATTATCCGTGGCCAATGAGTATTGACGCATTTTTTTCCATGTAACACCTTCGTCAGTTGATTTTTCAAGATGTAAAACTCCGGTCAGATTACCATGAGTAGTTACAGACCAAGTTCCCATTCCTCTAACAGTATCACTATAATTTGCTACTTTAGTAGTAGCAGTAACCGTAGTCGATAATGATCTATATGATCTATTTAAAGAAACAGTACAAGTTCCTGAAGTAGTTCCTGTTATTATCGCATATGCGTACTCATAATGATACGAATTGCTCACCACCGAAGTTGCTGTATATGTTCCTGCGGCTGTTTCCGTTAATGTTGCAGTCCATGAGCTATTATTTCGAGAAGTATACAGTGTTATCGTTGCGCCAGCAAATGTTCCAGAGACTGTCATAGTATACGTTATAGTGTAAGTATAGCCTGAACTATATGTACTCTTTATTTTACTAGTGCTTGCACTAGATATAACACTTGAAGTAGAAAAGCTGTCGCTAATTGTCTGCGCTTCTAAGTCTTGTTCGAGTTTAAATAACGAACCAACATGACCAGATTCAAAAATATCACTCGATGCAGTCAACGTAATACTTCCGGTTACATCACTTGGCGTTACCGTAGTGTCAGTAAGATTAATCGGTGCAAACGGCCCTAATTTATACGCTAAATCAGCTATTGTCCAGCTTGTATCTGACGTTCTGGTAAGCGTCTTAGGTACATGATCAGGATGAACTATGTATAAAACATCAGCCGACTGCGCAAATTTAAGATCGTCTAATTCATCAGAAGTATAAGGAGTTACCACTTCGTATATTGCGCTTTGCGTCCAATATGTAGCCCAGCTAGTCCCTGTTCCCGGTTCGTCCGTAGATGACGATGTATGAGCGGTTGTACATCGGTAAATTAAGCTATTTTCTAATACATAGTCACCAACAACATATGAAGTTGCAGTAACCCACGCATCGGCTGTGCTTTTTACAATTTGACCATTATCTCGATAAAACCTAACATAGTAATTACCAAATTCCAGTACATAAGCAATTGATTCAGAAAAAACAAATGAAACTACACGGCATTTATTTGCACTATCCTTAGATTCTGCAACAAAGTAAGTTCCCGGTCTGTTGGTAGCCGCTCCCTGTGGTTTAACATAGAAATTTTTCATTGTTTTTAGACCAGTAGAATATTTTTGAATATCTTGCCTTGCGTCTATATTGGGAGCAAATTCTCCACCAGTGAAACTATTCTGCATTAAGTAAATTGGCATTAAATCACGTCCTTACATTTAAATAATGCCGTTTTGATTTAGGAAGATCGCTAGGAGTTTTTTGTTCTGCTCCCTCAATGGCATTTGCTAACATGGCCTTATATATTGACCTTGTAAGTAAACTATCAGCTACTTTAAACAAATCCGTATTGTTGGTAATAGGGATTGTTATCTCAAGGGCTAAATTACAGGCCAACGTATCAATAAACAGTGGATCATATATAGTAGGGTCTGTAATCTTTTTAGCATATTTGGCATATGCCGTTTCTATGTTGCAAGCAATGTACTTGGTATTTCCATCACTGACTATTTCAAACTCATTCGGTAAATCGGTAACAAGATTACCTTCCTCAAATACTTTATATACATGTAAAGCTTCGGACGGATAAACATAAACATAATCCCAATCGGGAACGTCAACATCGACCTGCCCTAATGCTGCGCTTTTAGTTGCAAAGTTCCAAGGGAATTGTCTTAATAACGAGTCTCTAACCTGTTCATACATCGCATTACATACTTGCGCTTCCGGGCTTGCTTCTGTAAGCGAATTTATTGTGTTCTGTCCTATTTTTCTTAAGGCCAGATTGCATATTCCTACTACCGAGGCCATAATACACCCCCTATTAAAGAGTAAGGGCGGTATAACCCGCCCGTATTTACGCTATAGTCGTATTTGTATTACTGAGTAAATACCATTTACCGCCCCTAGCGATAACTTGAACCGAACCTCCGACATACGCCGGGAAAGTCGCCGTTATTTTTGCCGCACTGGTTCCGTTTACTAATATAGAACCGGTAAACGTTACAACATGTGCGTATGCTGTAGCTCCAGTAATAGTAATAATTGTTCCGTCTTGCGCCGTTGAAGGTGCAGCTATGGTCATTGCAGCAGCAGACGTTTTAGCTAGTTCTGCAACTCCTGTAGCTATTGTAATTGCTCCATCAGCGGTATAGCTGGTAACAACATCTTTACCGGTTGAAGTACCTCCGGTAATCGTAGGGCTTGTTAACGTTTTATTGGTTAATGTTTCTGTTCCAGTCAACGTTACTGATCCAGCTACAAAACTTTGAAGATATAATATCACCTTACGCAAGCTTGCGTTTGTTCTTAATCCCATAATCAACCTCCATTAAGGTTTAGAATTTTACCAATCAACGTTTCTTTGCTTGTTCTCCCGCTGTATTTAACGCCACGTTCATTAGCAATACTTCTAATCTCATCAATTGTTTTGTCAGCTAAAGACGATGCAAACACAAAAGGTTTAGGCGTAATGTCAGATAGAGTAAAGGTTTTATCCTCTACTCTATCCTTCTCACTAACCTTTTTAAATTTTTTATCGTCTTCAACCCCATTAAACTTGTCTACAAGTTGGCCTTTGTAATACCTTGTTTTATTGACAAAACAATCTTTTAAACACTCATACTTATAAGTTGCTTGGTGCATCAAATACTAGTTGAGCGTTAACTTTACCAGCGGTAAACGTCCCTGTGCCAACAGTGTAATAAATCTCGGTGTATTGCTCCATACCAGCAGGGATATAAGCGTTTAGCAATACGGCCCCCTCTGTCAATGCCGAAGCCGCAAACGTTTGGCTGGTTATAAGCGTAGTGGGCGAACTAATTGCCTCAACGGAATCGGTATACAAAGATACGGTAAGAGTTGCGCTTGTCGAAGTTGTAAAAGCGGTATCGACCGTTACATATACCTTTAACGGAACTCCTGCATCACCTGCAGCACCGTGGTCAATTACATTCGTGCTGGCTGCACTAGATGTTACAGCCTGAGCATCAGAATAAATGTGTTGTGCATCAATAAACATTTGTTTTCCTCCCTTACGATACTACTTCTTCATTATCGAGAATAGCGTCAACCTTTTTAACAGGTATACCCCAGAAATTGGTTACTGGCTTACCATCCATAACATTAACGCTTACATTGCGGTTTCCGGTATCATTAGCCATTTTATCCAGCTCGGTTTTAACCGTTTTATTGCAGTAAATGCGCGGCTGACACATATCAATATGAGGAATCAAATTATATGCTTCAATCAGCATTCCGGTAATATCGGGGCTTTCGTCTCCAGTTGAAGCTCCATAGGTTTTAAGAGCCGATACATCGATATTACCGATACGCACAGCATAACGATAATCTTTAACCGCTAGTCCACATTCCCAAACATAATGCATTCTGTACCCTTCATATGGTCTATTGCTAGAATCATACAAAGTAACTTGTCCTTTATCTTCGGTGGAAAGACCAGCTTTAGAAGCCTTTGGATAAATGCCATAAATCTTATTAGGTGACCAGCCTACCAATAGTATTGACGTATTGTCAGAGCCAGTACCACCAGCATCAATAAAGTATTCACTACCAGTGTCGGAGTAATAATCGCGGGTAAAAAATCCCTGGAAAGCTTCCGGTGTGGTGGTTACGTTTCCATAAATAAGAGTGTCAACATATTTCTGGTTCATTGCTTCCAGATATGCGACACTCTCAGAAAGTCTAAATTGATTTGTATTACCGTTAAGATCAGCAAGTTTTTTGTCAACGTCTGCGTATGCCTCAAGCATTCCACATACATCGTCAACCTGTTCCGTAGTTGATTTACTTTGGTCAACACCACTGTTAATTCTACGGAATCCTACGCTCGGTAGGCTAGTTCTACGTGTCAATCTCGTACCAGTAGGAAGATTACCTTCAATCCAAGGTACATCTGGAATAATGAGGTTTATTTCCTCCATCATTTCAGCCACAAGCGCGATTTTCCCGTCAGGGTCTAACCGCCTTGCTACATCAGTAAAATCATATTTGTTAGTGCCTAAAGTTGCCATTTAATGACCTCCTATTTTTGTTTTGAAGTTGGGTGATCAAATAAAATATCAGCCGGATTTTTTGATGGGTTATTGCTTCTGCCGTCAACAAAAGATCCTTCCTTTGTTGCCTCACCAATTGTCTTCAACATCCCGATTAGCTGCGGATTGTTAGCCATGCCGGTGTCGCGCAGTAAAGAAATAAGACCTTCATCAGCAAACCGCCGTAAGGTCTTATCAGCTAAAGCAATATCCTCTTTTTGAAACTTGCCAACTGATTCGTCATACCAATCTTTTGCCTGTTTAACGACTGCCTGTTCCACTATGTCCTGGCTTTCTCCAATCAGCTTAGAGCCAATATCAACAAGCTTCTGTGCATTTTCTTGGGACAAGCCCATTTCTTTAGCCGCTTCAATAAACGGTGCTGACTTTTCAGTGTCCCACTCCATCCCTTCCGGCAGTTTAAATGATTCATATTCCACCGGAGTTTCTTGTTCGTTTGCAGCCTGTTCAGCTTCTGCTTTGTCAGCTTCTTCGGCTATTGGGTCTTCGCCTAACAAACTTTTTGCTTCTTCGCCGTTGCTATTATCGCCAGATGTATCAACGGTTTCAGTAGGTATTTCTACTTCATTACCAGCAAACAATTGCATGTCAAACGCCCATTCTGTGTTATTATGTAGGGCATTTACCATATTGCATCACCTCTCTAAATTTGGATATAAAAAATAACAGGGTGTTAGCCTGTTGCAGATAAAAGGATCACACTCCTTTCTATTTACCTCGTTTGCCTTTGCATTTCACCACTCTTATCACCACCTTTTTTTAATATTTGCCGCTTAATATCTTCCTGAGTGATGATATATTCCTTCTCAGCCTTATGTAAAAGGTCAACACCATTCATACCAATAGCTTTTATTGATGCCTCAATAAGTAAAGCAGCGTTTCTCATACCTTCATTAAAGTAAGTCCTACTATCTCTAGTGAAACTTGTCTCATTTTGGCCGCATTTCATTATTAACCACTGGATAAACCTTCGTCCTGGATCAGTTGACATTACCTTTGCTATGTCCGATAAGTTGCGTTTATCAAGTTCCACTTCAATTAATTGTTTTATGCCTTCATTCATTGTTGCACCCCGGTTCCTAGTAATGCAGACAATGCATTATTTGAATCCATATTCGTTTCTGATAATGTCTTTGCCCCTTGTGCCAATTGCGTCCCTTGTTCCATTGCCTGTTGCATTTGCATTTGTTCTGCCTTTTGCTGCCTGATCTGCGCTGTAACATCATCAGAACGTGTAATAGACGGGCTAACAGCAAGAGCATCACCATACTTGTCAGTCATTTCGTCAAAGTCAATTTTATCTAATACATCAGGGTTAAGCTGGGCAACGGTTCCTAGATATTCAAGGTATTGTTGTATAGTGGTTAACCCTACCATTTTCTGCGCTGTAGCCATTGTTGAAATATACTCAATCTTAATGTCAAGTCCAGGAGGCAAATCTTCTGGCGGCGGCGGCAGTAATCCATCACGCATTGCAATGTTAAATACCCTATCAATAAGCGGCTGTAAAAACTCGTGCTGCAACCGGTTTAATACCGGGCCAATCTGCGACATTTTCTCTTGGACTCTCTCGATAATCTCACGAGCGGTAATATTGCTCTTGTCAATATCGGCAAGCATTCGGAATAGGTCAACGTAGAAATGCCGCTTAATAGTTTCTGCTTTCTCTTGTTTTAGTGCTTGCGCGTCTGCTAAGTCTAGGTTAACCTGCAAGGCTTGTTTAATGGAGTTGTCACCTTCTGTACGGTTATAATAGGTTACGCCGTTAGGAAGAGTATTAACGCCTCCTGCGGCCATTACATCAGTAGGAGCTACCATTGGAGGGTCAACTTGCTTTTTTACTCCAATGTGAACGTCTTCATCAATGGCCTGCAAAGATTTAGAGTCATTAAGAGAATACCAACCGGGAGAATATCCATAGATGTTTGCTCCCTTGGTTGTCCATCTAGCTACCAAGAACGGAAACTCATCATATCCGCCTATTTCCAGATAACTTTCTTCTTCGCTTCCTTCTGCCCAATACAGTGAAATAAACTGCTTAGCCCATTTTATTTCACTGTTTGGAATGTAATTCGGATTAGATGCGACTAAATGTTTGATGTTGAAATATTTTTCTAGTGTGTGATTATCCCAGCATTGTTTTACATCGTTTGGAACATTGTCAACTCCAAATGAACTTACCATTTCAGCCACTGTCATTCGCATGTCGCGCGCAAATCTATTAACTCTATTTCGATTATCTACCCCTATGGCATACTCGCCTATAGTAAATGATCTGCACCAAATACCGTGTTCGTCATCGCTTTCTACCAGCATAGCAGCAGTTCCGTAAACACCTAATTCCTTATAGAACTCAATAGCTGAATCATAGAAATTAGACCGGGAGAATATCTCTAGTATCTTTTGAGTAACGTCATCGCACCATGTTTTAACGGCTGTGTTTTCTTCTAATGTTGGGTCTGGTATTGTAAGCCGCATCCACGGCCTCGAAGGTGACGTGATACCGTCTTGCATACCAGCCGCCAATACATTGCTGGCCTCTAGCGGAATAGTGTTAATCATGTAAGTGTCACGCTTATCGCCATAATTAGGTTGATCAGTCTCGAAAAAACCGCTATATGGATTAATATAATCGCGCAAATCCTGCCAGTAAGTACGCCATAGGCCTGATTTCTGTACATCAAACATAGATTTATGGATTTTGTTTAAATCTGATCGGGTATATTTTAATTCTTTTTGTCCTTCCCACCTCATAGCATCACTGTCCTAACAGCGTTTTAGTAGCAACATTGCTTGATGATGTTCCACCGCTTGAGTCTGATTGAATAGTACTACTATACCCTGCCTGTGTGCGTTGTTTCTTCCTAGCTTTAGCTTGTTCATCTGATAATGTTGAATTGCTCGTGGTAGATATATCGATCGGTGAATTATAGGTTGTAGCTGTCGATGTAGTACCGCTTACGCTTGTCTTAAAACACATTATTTACCGCCTCCTATCTAACGGATGATATTTCTTTCCGTTGTTAGCAAAATGTAACTTATCTGATTTCATTCTCCTGTCTTCTGCCATAGCATCACCCATAGCATACCTAATCGCGTCTATAATATGGTTATCGCGGTCAATAGGCTCCGGTAACACCTTGCCATCTTTGTCTTCACGCCACTTATACACTGTAAACTCATTTATCGCCTCTCTAAGCGTGTGATGAATCACTATCCTTTGCTGCTGTAGCCACTGGATACCGAAATTCACACTGTCTTTGCCCTTGGTGCAGGGAATAGCGGTTATATCGTGCTGCCTCAACTCCTGTATGTTTAGAGGGCTTGCACAGTCGCATACGGCTATCTGCTTACCAAACATATTACTAGCCACGCCAGCCAGGAGATCATTTGTCATGTTGTAGTAATACTGTGCATTCAGCACATACAGCGTATATGTGGCCTTGTCATAGTACAGATGAACCACCGCAGCAGGATCATTAGCAAAGCCAAAGTCAATGCCGTTCTGGAACGTATGCACTCGCTTTTCCATGTCGGACAAGTCGGCTGTTTCCCAGTTCGTGAATATAACCTTACCAAGCACACCCCAATTGCCGTCACTGTAAACATCCTTGTAATACTTGTCCTTTTCATCTTCCAGAGCCTTAACATCATCAGCAGTAAGGAACTTATTATCCCGGTATGTGGTCTTGAGAATGGATAAGGTTTCATCCTTATACTCACGCTTTGAATCATCCCATCTACCCTGGAAATACTCAGTAAAAATCCAGTGCGTTTTATACACTGGATTGAAGGATAGGATTATGCGCTTTTTAACCTTACTGACACCGCGAAGACGCTTTTCCAACTGCTTAACGTCTTCATAGTCGGCCTCAGTGGCTTCTTCATACCACACGTCAGTTAGTACGCCTTTAGCTGGAGTGATAGACTTAACCTTCTCAGGGTCATCCATGCCACAGAATAGAATCTGATAACCATTCTTACACGTGATAACCAAATCAGATTTGTTGCAGTCGAAGTAGTCATTCAGTTTAAAGAAGCTTATTGCCTTGGTTATCTCGTTATAGCTTGACCGCCTTAGTGTGGATGCTACCTTACGGACGATTAGGTAATTGTGACCACCTGCGACTATATCTAATATGGAACGCTGTGCCAGGAAGTAGGATTTACCGGAGGATGAGCCGCCGAAGAATATCTGTGTTCGAGTGTCATTGTCGATATAAGGCTGGTATACAGGATTAAAGATGTTCTTATCTATTTCAAGGTTAACTGTC